TTTCTCCTTTATAAGTTAATGACACTATAATATACTAATAGCCACATCAATGATATGGCTATTATGAACATTGGTAAATTCATTGTGGATAACTTTCTTTATTAATCTCAAATACTGTATTAGGGTTAACATTAGCCCAACGAGGAAAGTCCTCTTTGGCTCTACTATTAATCTTGAATACTAATATATAGTTAGGGTGTTCAATAACTCGCTTCTCTTTAGTAAATCTATAACCTAACTTACCAAGCACACCAAGTTTAATATGTCCTTCTGTTCCATCGTTCTTAATCCAACGGCAACTAAAGAAGCCATTCCTTACTATGTCTTTAAATTTATTCTTAGTCATTTCTATTTCTCCGATTATTAATACTTATAATATGCACACTATTACAAGAATAACAATGCGACAGAGTGACGCACCAAAATTTCTTGGGGATAACTATTGTGTCAGGAACTGGAAGACAGGCGCCCGGGAACTCCACGGCTGATGAACAACCTTTATAGTTTTGGATTGTAGAGTTTCAGGAGTTTAGGGGCAAGAGCCGAATAACTCCGTTTATCTTGCCTCGTTGATTGAACAATTAAATTAGTTTTATATCACGAATCAGACTAATCATCATTCAATCTTATTGGGTACTGTATACATAGCTTTCCCCAATTCTATTGGTTACAGAAATAGCAGTATTGTTTTTATCTCGGTTGATGAGTTGTCCAACTCTATCTCTACATCTACTATATCATTCTAACTGGGTCATGTAAATCCTTTTCCCCAAGTTCTTGGGGATAACTTTTCCAGTCGCCGTCAGGTTTGTCCCGCGGGCGCCGGGCACTAATGAACCAGGGCCTCCTGCTTTTTTGCTGGGGTCCTGGTTCAGGAGCTTGGGAGTTCCAGGAGCTTGCGCAGCTGCTGGAAGACGCCCGGGCTGGCTCAACCCGCGAAGTATAGTTTGTACCCTATCACTAAAATAAGGCAGAAAACAGCCAATTTTATGGGTATTAATAAACCTAGTCAATCCATGTGTACCTTCCTTTCTCCTTTATCTACAGCTTTAATACGCAGATGCTTGTATGTCAACAACAACTTTTCCTTATTTTCCGCCATTTCAACTCGGAGGAACTCCCCGGGCGCCCGCCGGGCAGACGGCTGACCGACCACTCCCTTAATGCGAGTGGCAAATTAAGGGAGTTTGGGAGTTTTAGCTTTTAATTGGTACTAAATATACTTTTCACTTGGTCTGTGAATCCTTTTTCTTCTTGTGTTTGTAGTTCTTCTACTCTCTTTGCATTGCGTGTCATGACTGGTACTACACCATCATAGTGTGCTTTAATACCCTTGAGTATATCTGTGTTGTCCTCTATAGCTTCTGCTATTCTACTTAATGCAGTAACTAATGTTTCTTCGTCTTCTCTTATAACCATATATAATCCTTTGTTCTATTTCTACTTATTATATAACACCTAATGACATCTAATACAACTCATCTACAAAATTTTCTGTGGATAACTTTCGTGGGCAAAAGTTCAGGTTACGCAGCTGGTTCCCGGGCGCCGGGCAACAAACCTGGCCTGAGACCTCTCTTATTTATTGGCGGAAAACTGGGGAGTTTGGGAGTTTAGGAGTTTGTGGAGCTGCAGCCCGGGCAGCGGGCCCGAATACAGTGCCTCTCCGACCATTGAATCGAGGTCATTATCCCGGAGTTTAGGAGTTTTAGACCCATGGAAAAGGTTTACGACCTTCCCTCCCAGGTCGTAAACTAGGATATAAACTGGTGCACCAGCTCTACCATAGCTTACATTCCAAGCGTGCTGAAGTGTGGAAATATGGCACCTGCCAATACCTCTTTTATTACGCTTCACAACTTTTAATTCTAGTGTAAAAAACCCAGTATCCTTATGAAATACAACACAATCTGGAAACCCTGGAGTAACGTAACTCTCAATCCGTGAAACTAGGTATTTTTCATCACCACTTTCCCACAATCTTTTTAAAGTCTTCCAAAAGTTGCTCTCGGTTTTTACGGTCATACTTCTTCTTGTCCGGTACTATTCTTTGTTTGTACTGGGGTGATGTCCTTAGGTCCTTCGCTATTGGATTTCTCTTCGACCGAAAGGACAGTTTTATTATTTTCTTCTTTAAATTTTCCATCTAATCCTATTTCCTTTAATTTGGCTAAAACTTCATTACGGGACATACTATCAATACTTCCTGTCCTGATTTCTTTCCTGTCAATGTACAATCCCGCAGCTTGCCCTCGCAAGCGCTCAGCATTAACAGCAGCACTATAAGACTTAGCACCAAGTGCAGTCTCACGTAATCTAGCCAATTCTTGTACGTGTTTATCCATTTCCACTTTATGTGTATTTGCAATCTCTTCTCTTCTTTTAGCAACAGCTCTAACTACCTTAGGGTACAACTTAACATTTAATAATTCAGATGCAGTAGTAGAAGCACGTTCTCTTTTATAACCAGACTGTCTAGCACACTCAGTAGGTGTTAGTCTACCTTGGTGTTCTGTGTATATTTCAACAAATATTCTCTGCTTCTCCGTTAGTCCATCAGCCCCTCTTGGGTATCTCAAAGCCATATCTCTGGTATTGGCAATGGTATTACGGAGGGCTCTTTTTTCACTTACCCTTAAATCATTGTTATTACTGTATTTTTCACTCATTTTGTACTCCAAATAGCACTTTTTAGGTCATTGTGACTAGACTGCCAATACCTAGCCAATACCCTACAGCCCTTATCCCATATAGAGAATCGCAAAAGGTATTGCGGTATTGGCAAATACCCGGGTATAAAAAAAAGAAAAAACTTTTTAGCACCCAGCTCCGTAATACCATAATTCAATACCATACTATAATACTACTATAGATCGACGCGTATGTCCAATAACATCAAGGTATCCGCGCTTTTTAAGGCGATGAACGTATGCATGCACATTACTCTTGGATCGCAGACCATTTAACTGTTTGAGCTCTTCATAGCTTGGTGCATACCCATTTGAGGTCATAAAATCCTTGATTACAGCCAAAAACTTAGCTTGTTTAGGGGTTAATCCCATCTTACGCTTGCCAATACCCTTACCAATACCTTTATTTCCTGTCATATGTTTTATCCCTCACTGCTCCTGGCGTATCATTATACCCTTTTGCACCTGGGTTAGGTCCATAGGCCACTCTCGTATGTCTGAGCATCTCGTTATATCCCCATTCATTTATTACCTCCTGTGTAATAGACTTTTCTAATGTATCCTTCAATCCTTTTTCACGATCATCAAGAACCAATCGCGTAGGACCCTTCTTTCTAACGTACGTTGATATCTTTGACCAGGTGACAATGATGGAACTTTTCTTGGGCCTAAGAAATCCTTTCTCTTGATCCAACCTTGGGAGCTCATCTTCTTTATCGTAGTTATCCCCAATGTATTGTAAGACTGCGTCATCACTTTCAAATTCCTTTACTATTTTCTCTATTACTCTTTTTTCTTTCCATAAATTAATTTCATACGTTTGCATATAGTACCCCTAAATATTCTATCTTCTTAATCCATCCTTTAGGTATAGCAATTGCTCCACCACCATTATTATCTCCCTTGTCCAAACACCACGAGCGCATCACCACGACCTTCTCATCATTATTAACCATCATCCAACCTACTTCCTGGCACAACGCCAAAGGAGCATTAAGTATATCTTTTACATCTATCCATCCCGTCTCCGTATCACGGGCATCACGCCACGTCACACGAACCATTGGAACTTTAGATATATCCATTATTTATTTTTCTTAAATTTACGTCCTACAAAAAACACCACAAGATTTTGCGCTGTATTGATAGTTACCATTAAAATGAGCCAGTACTCTAACCAACTCATATTATTCCAAAAAACAACCCATATACCCAGATCAAGATATGAAATGCTACCCATATCTTGATAGGTACTATAAGCAACCAAAATAAACTCCAAACACTAATCATCTATAATTCACCCTTAATCAGTCTCAATATGAAATTGAATGTGTTATTGGCATTTCTATTCGATTCACAAGTAATCTTAATCTCTTTGATTAGTTTAATCAATTCTTCCTTACTCATTTTCTTTAGTCTATCATTAATATTCATTTCTTAACCGCCATGTATTCATAATCAAAATCCCCATGTTTCTTTTGTACGAGAGTAACCAGATTGTCACTATAACTCTGGTAAATCTTTTTTCTTAATCGCACTACTCTGTCATTATCTGGCGAATCAATAGGCTGTAATTTAGGATCACATAAGAATCCACGATAGTAACTAATTCTATCGTTTTTATTAGCTTTGTTTAGCCAGGTGTAATATGCTTTTAAACTCATCATAATATTTCTAACACAGCCCCGAAGTTTCAACCAGTAGGTCCTACACCCAAGAGCTGTGTATACCTTATTATAACATAATTATTTGAACGAAACAAGAACTATTATATGGCTGTTTTCCGGGGAATTTCGTGTCAAGAAAAAACTTTACGTGAACCAATATATAATATATACAATAGTTCTCAACTTCATTTCACCCAGTGGACTCTCTGCTGCTCAATCGAGCAGGAGGGGTCCTATTACTAATAGATAGAGAATGTCAAGAAGAATAAAAAATGTATGGTATAATTTCGTAAAATGGTTAAAATACGAACCTCATAAAACATACATGCGAGGAAAATGAAAATCTTCTTTTTATTAATGATAATATCAATGCCAGAGATGCCTACGGTGAGGTATAATGCAATGATTTATCTACACGAAGACCAGTGTTTAGTGGCACGCGATGGATACATCGCAGCATATAATGCTAAAGACGAACTATATAGAAGTAAAATCAAGACGGAAGCTTTCTGTATTCCTTTTGATTCCTTCCCTTTAAAGGGAATGATAGCACCATTAGGTGCATGAGAATTATTCTTTTACTGCTAGCCTTATTTATGGTAAGTTGTACAATTATGCAACAAAGTAATTAATGTCTAAAGATAGATTTGATGTAT